CAGCAAGCCCAGCGCTTGATGCAGGGGGAAGTCGTATGAGCACATCACGCAAACTGGCTCGTGGAACGGTTGCGGTTGGCACGCCGATAGTGATTACCGAGATGCGCGGCGACAACTGGGCCGTGGCGATCAATCCGCTGGCCACGGGAACTGCGCTCGTTGAAGTATGCTGGGGTCCGGACGTTACGACTGCCGACTGGCGCACGGCAACGAATCAGGCCGGTGCGGCGATGACAGCGATTGCCGCTGGCGCAGCATCGAACGCTCGCGTAGCGGTGTTCACTGCGCCAGCACCGATGGGTTTGCGCGTAACGGCAACCACCGCAGCTTGTGAGTACGAAGTCGTCGGTCGCCCGTTCCTGAATTAGAACCGAGAGCGAATCATGAGCACTACACGCAAACTGGGTCTTGGCACCGTCGTTCTTGGTTCGCCGCTGACGAGCGCAGAGATGCGCGGCGACAATTGGGCGATTGTGGTCAATCCGATCAGCGGAACGGTGCAAGTCGAAGTTTGTTGGGGGCCTGATCTGACTACGCCGGATTGGCGAGATGCGACGAATCAGGCAGCGGCAGCGATGACGGCGATTGCCGTCGGCGCTGGAGCTACTGCGCGAACTGCGGTGTTCGTCGCGCCCGCCCCACTCGGTTTGCGTATCACCACGACTGGGGTAGCGAGTTCGTGTGAGTACGAATTCATTGGCCGCCCGTTCTTGACATGAGCAAATGTAAGCACTTTCATTTTTACCCTACGGACAGCGGGTTGCTGTCTATCCTTCTTGCAAAGGTTGAATCCATCATGTCTTCTCAAGCCGAACTCGCTGCTGAACTGGCCAATGTAACTGCGCATGTCGCTAAGATCGGCACCGAAACGCAGACCTTGCTCGACAAGATTGCCGAACTTGCTGCTGCCATCGCAACGGCTGGCGGCACTACCCCCGACGTTGATGCCGCAATGGTTGCGCTCCAGGCACAAGTTGACATCGTCGATGCTTTGGTGCCTGACGCATAAGACAATCCGTTTCCTCCTTGAGCGGGGGCGAGTGCGCGGGAGTGCACCCCCCCGCTTTTTTTTGTCCGCTCCCGGAGACTTCCCGGAGACTTCCCGGAGACTTCCCGGAGAAAGTTAAAACATCGCTTGCTTTCCGTTTCTGAACGGAATACGATCCCGGCATCGTAAGGGCCACGACAGCGCCCACTCGCTCAATCGAAGCGAAATTCGATGGTGTCCCGGCGTGAGCGCCGGTTGATCCACGAACATAGGAGCGCCTGTCATGGCCCTCACGAATTTTGCGAACCTGACCACCGAACAGAAAACCGTCTGGTCGATGGACCTGTGGCGTCAAGCCCGGAACTTCTCATTCGTCAATCGCTTCCTGGGCAACGGCCCGAATGCGATGATTCAGCACGTGACCGAGCTGAAGCAGAGCGAGAAGGGTGCACGTGCGGTCATCACGTTGCTTGCCGATCTGACTGGTGACGGCGTCGCGGGGGACCGCACGCTGGAAGGCAACGAAGAAGCGATGCAGACCTTCGATCAGGTCATTCGCGTCGATCAGTTGCGCAACGCGAACCGTGCCGAAGGCCGGATAGCGAACCAGAAGTCCATCGCCGAGTTCCGGGGCAGCTCCCGCGACGTGCTGGCCTACTGGCTCAGCGACCGCATCGACCAGCTTGCTTTCCTGACACTGTCGGGCGTGGACTACAAGTTCACGAATCGCGGCGCGCTGCGCAAGGACAAGCCCGGTGTCACCGCGTCCGATTTGCAATTCCTGGAATTCAACGCCGACATCGCTGCGCCGAGCGCGGCTCGTCGTCTGCGCTGGGACGGAACCACGACCCATGCACTGATCGCGAGCGCCGCGACTAGCGCCGTCGTCTCAACCGACACGCCGTCGTGGGAGATGTTCGTCGCGCTGAAGGCGTATGCCAAGGAACATTACGTTCGTGGCATCAAGGAAGCGGGCAACGAGGAAACGTATCACGCGTTCCTCACCCCGACGGCCATGCAGCGCCTGAAGAACGATGCGACCTACATGGCGAACCTTCGCTACGCGCAATCTCGCGACAATGCCAACCCGCTGTTCACTGGTGGCACGGTGAAGATCGACGGCATCTACCTGCACGAATTCCGGCATGTGTACAACACGTCGGCAGCGAGCGGCGCGACGTTGATCACGGGTGGCGGCGTGGTGCACTCGAAGTGGGGTTCAGCTGGCGACACTGAGGGCTGTCAGGTGCTGTTCTGCGGCGCGCAGGCACTCGGCTTCGCCGATATCGGTGCGCCGACCTGGGTCGAGAAGGAGTTCGACTACGAGAACCAGCCGTCGATTTCGACCGGCAAGATTCTCGGCCTGTTGAAGCCCAAGTTCGGGTCGATTTACGAACCGGGCACCAGCGTCGAAGACTTTGGCGTTATCACGTGCTACTGCGCGCAGTAACTAGGAGAAGCACATGGCTGTGCTGAAATCCACGCGCTCGGCGCAATGGGAGCTGAGCGCGTCGTTCACGTTCAGTATCGGCGACACGATGACGAACACGGCGGGGGCTGCGGATGAGTTCGCCAGTGTCACGTCGCACATTTTCGACATCATCGCGTTGCCACCGCGCGCCGTCGTCACTGGTGGGCAAGTCATCACGGAGACTGCGTTCGTCGGCCCTACGGCGTACAACGTCACTGTTGGCGATTTGACAACGGCGGACCGCTACCTGGGCACGACTGACACGGTTGCTGCCGGACTTACGGCGCTCGTTCCGACTGGTTATGTCGGCATCGGCGAGAACATCCGGCTGACCGTGACACCCACCGACGCACCAGCAACAGCGGGCAAGTTCACTGTGCGCATCAAGTACATCATCGTTGGTCGCGCGAACGAAGTGCAGATCACCTAAGCGGTACGCGCTGAGCAACTAGCAACCCGCACCCACCGCTTACTCAGGAGAAACTCACATGGCTGTTTTGAAATCCACGCGCACAGCGCAATGGGTGCTGAACGCGGAGTTCAGCTGGAACTTCGACGACACGATGATCGACGCAGTGACGTTGGTGTCTGGCAACTTCGCTTCGGCGGCTGCTCATACGATTGACGTTATCGGCCTTCCGCCGAACGCTGTCATCATCGGCGGGCAACTCGTCGTCACGACTGCGTTCAACGGCTCGACGTACCCAGTCGTCATTGGCGACTCGACGACCGCAAACCGGTATCTGGCAACTGCGGACCGCAAGGCAGCGGCGCTGGTTCCGCTGGTCCCGACTGGTTATGTCGGCCTTGGCGAGAATCTACGACTGACGATTACGCCGACGGGTTCGACAACGGGTGGCGCTGCCACCGTACGCATTCAGTACATCGTCGTCGGACGCTCGAACGAAGTCCAGATCACCTGATCCGCATCGGTGGTTTCAGGCGTAGACTGAACGGGGCCGTTACTGGCCCCGTTCGCACATCGGAGCCAGCCGAACTGGCGGTCAACTGAGCAATCAACGTCATGAAATTCATTTCTCTCGTGGATCAGACTGTGTCTTCAACATCCGGTCACTCTGTCGGCTTCAAGGCTGGCGTTCCTACTTTCGTCCCGCCCGTGCTTCGGCCCGAAATGAAGTCGTACGGCATCGTGGCGGAAGCAGACATGTCCGACGCGGTGAAGACTGCGTTGTTGAACGTGTCGGAAGTCGAGCCTGAACCTGAGTTTGGTTTCGAAACCGAGCCGACTGACCCAGCGGTACGCAAGGCAGCGTTCTTCTCCGCGTTCCGCAAGTTGCAGGAGCGTGGTCAGCGAGAAAATTTCCTGTCCAATGGCGTGCCGCACAACCGTCCGCTGCTGGCGTTGATGAAGTTCCGCGTGACTGCGTTGGAGCGTGACCGCATGTGGGAAGAGTTCCAGGCCGAACAGACGGCGTAACCAGGAGAATCTGACATGGCAGCAAAAGGCGCAATGCCCCCGAAGGACAGCATGTACCCGGCCAAGGGCGGCAAGCCCCACGACTTCAGTCGCGGCGGGGCGAAAGCACCAGCGGACTCGGCTCACAAGCCCGGTTCGGGCAGTAAGGGCGGCGGGTTTGCAAACACAGGCGCTCGCAACGGCACGGCGCACAAGACACCGCTTGCTTCGAGCAAGGGCGCAATGGCGAAGAACCCTGGTTCGGCGGTTGGTGTTCGCGCTCGCAAGTGCGGGGATTGACATGGCTAGACTGAAAGCTGCTACGCGGAACAAGCTTCCGAAATCGACATTCGGTTTGCCAGGGGAACGTAAGTACCCGATGCCAGATAAAAGCCACGCTGCAAACGCGAAGGCTCGGGCAAGCCAGATGGTTTCGCGTGGCAAGCTTAGTCCTAGTTCGAAAGTTTCCATTGACGCGAAAGCAAATCGCATTCTCGGAAAGTAACTCAGGAACGTAACAATGGCGGTTGTCCATAAGCAGGGGGTGTGGGCCGTTGTACGCGAGTTGGGCGTTGCGAACTCCTGCCGTAGAGCGGGCGCTGTACGCTCGTCCGCGCTCGCTCTACACTATGTGCCATGAATGTCACCGGTCTTGTCGATCTGTTTCGTAGCCGCACGCACGACATTGAGCTACCGTATCTTTGGACCGATACTGACATCTGGGGCTACATCGATTATGCGCAGCGCAAACTTCTGCGCCCTTTGGGCGGACTTCGTGAGTCCCAGTCCAGTTTGTGTACCCTCGTAGTTCCTGCGACGGTTAACTACGTTCCAATCGACCCGCTGATCCTGAAGATTCATCGCGCGAACATCCCGGCTAACGCAGTGCCAGGAATCGGGCCTGGGTACACTGGAACCGTGAAACTGCTGGACCGTGTGCACACCGCTGCGTTGGCTAAGGAACGCCCTGGCGACTTGTTCGCACTCGTGTTCGGCGAGGATGACAACGGAGCGCGTGCGATCTACGTGCCGAACTTCGACACTACGATCAACCTGCTGATTTCGCGTCTTCCGCTCCCGATTACCGACGATACGTCCGTTCTCGAAGCGCGCGAGGAATGGCATTACATGCTGATCTTCGGAATGCTCGAACAAGGCTATCTCAAGCAGGACGCAGAAACTCGCAACGACAAACTCTCGAAAGAGAATGGTGACAAGTTCGATGACGAGATCGAGCGAGCCAGCCGCGATACAAGTTTGCGGCGTGCTGCCATGACTGGTGTGCAGTACGGGGGAATCTGATGAACTTGAATCTTTCGATCACGCAAGGTTCGACGTTCATTCAGACTGTGTTCTGGGAAGTTTCGCCGATTGTGTACAAACCAATTACGGCAATCACCAAGACGGGTCCAGTGCGCATAACTGCGACTGGACACGGGGTTGTGTCAGGTCAGCGAGCTGCGTGTGTTGGCATCCTCGGAGCGACGCAGTTGAATGCAGTCAACGTACCGTTCAAGAGTTCTGACTATCACGTATGCACATTCGTCACTGCTGACATCGTTGAGTTCAACGATGTCCCGGGTGCCAGCGTGTCCACGTACAAATCTGGCGGGTATTTGGCCTATAACACATTGAAAAGCCTTTCCGGGTATACCGCGCGCATGACTATGCGAAACCGGGTTGGCGGTACATCGCTACTGGAGCTTACGTCA